AGAAAAAGATGGTACAGAAACTTCAACAGATTCTGGTATTGATATGACAAATGATACTGATGTTACATTAAGTATTCGTTGTCAAAGCACAGGAAAAGTTGACTTTTTTGTAAATAGAAAATTAGTTGCAACACATACAGATAATATTCCAACTGATGAAATTTTAACAATAGCTGCAATGTCTTTATCAGGTAATGCTACTGGAACTAAAGTTACATCAATTGATTATATGTTTGCTGCGTCAGACAGATAGGAGTAAATTATGAACTCTGATGTAGGTGCAAAAACTTTAACAACAACAGGCACAATACAGTCTGGTAGAACTAGACTATTGTCTATTTATTATGTTGGTCATGCAAGTGCAGGAACTTTAACTTTTAAAGATGGTGGAGGAAGTGGTACACAAAAACTTGTAATTACAACTCCAGCTAGTAGTGCTGCTGATCAATATCAGGTGGATATACCTTTAGATGGTATTTTGTTTAAAACAGACATGCATTTGACAATTTCAAATGTAACTTCTGTAACTGTTTTTGTTACACCAATAACTGCTGACACCGATAATGGATAGTTATTACGAAGATCTTGATTTGTTTGGTCTAAAAGAAGGAGGCATGCCTCCTCGCAATAAAAAAAATTTTAGACCAACAAAATCAGGTGCAGGAATGACTGAAGCTGGTGTAAAAGCTTACAGGCGTAAGAACCCTGGTTCAAAGCTACAAACGGCTGTTACTGAAAAAAAACCAAGTAAATCTAGATCTAAAAGAAGAAAATCTTATTGTGCTAGGAGCCGTGGACAAATGAAGATGCACAATGTAAACTGTAGAAAAACACCTAACAAACGAATTTGCCAAGCAAGGAGGAGATGGAGATGTTAGAAAAAATTAAATTTTATAAAGATATGATAAAAGACTTGTATACTACTAATAAAAACCTTATAGTTGTTATATTATGTGGTTTATTAGTAATATCTTGGATGCTATAGCAACCTGTATTTTATTGTTCTTATTTTTATTTTTTTTATCAATAGGGAGTGCTTGGGCGATAATATCTTATCCAATCAATAAATTATATGAAATTAACAGAAAACTTTTCTCTGGCAGAGTTAACAAAATCGCAGACAGCGACTCGTTTAGGCTTTGAAAATAAACCTAATCAGATGCAGGTTTTAGCACTTACTAAACTGTGCGAAAATGTTCTTCAACCAATTCGTAATAAATTTGAAATGCCTGTGTTTATATCATCAGGATTTAGGTCAGCTCGTTTAAGTGAGGCTATAGGTTCTTCGAGTAAATCTCAACACTGCAAAGGACAGGCGGCAGACATTGAAATATTTGGTTTAGATAACAAAATACTTGCTAGTTGGATACATAATAATATTAAGTATGATCAGCTTATATTAGAATTTTACAAAGAATCTGAAGGTCCAAATAGCGGATGGGTTCATGTTTCATACACTGACAATTGTCGCAAACAATTTTTAAAAGCTTATAAAGATGCTAAAGGAAAGACGAGGTATATACCATGGCAATAACAAGAATGCAAATGGCAAAACAAATTACAACGCCACCAGGGAAAAAACGCAAGGTGGTAAGGGGTAGAAAAAAGGTCAAAAAAAGAGTAGGATGAGGTATGCAAATAACAAAAAATATAATTAAATTGAATAAACTTTTAGTAAAAATTCCAAAACAAACTAAAAGAGTTTGGGATTTATCTGAAAATAGATGGGGTTATAAATATGACAAAACTATGTGCTAGAGGCAAAGCTGCTGCAAAAAGAAAATTTAAGGTTTACCCAAGTGCATATGCAAATGCATATGCATCAAAAATCTGTGCAGGCAAAATTAAAGATCCAAGTGGAACAAAAAGAAAAGATTTTAAAGGACCTAAACCTGCTAACAAAGGTATTTTCGCTGAAACAAATTATGAATTTAATGTTGGAGGACACGCTGTTATGGGTTCACCAGTGAGTGTGGATGTTGATGGGGATACAATAACAAATCCTTCTGCTAGTAATTATTATAAAGATTTAATGTAATGGGTCTAAAGAAGTGGTTTTCAGAAAATTGGGTTGATATTGGTGCACCAAAGAAAGATGGAAAGTTTCAAAAGTGTGGACGAAAAAAAGCCGATGGCTCAAAAAGAAAATATCCCAAATGTGTGCCAGCTTCAAAAGCAAGTAGAATGACAGAAACACAGAAAAAGAGTGCAGTGAAAAGAAAAAGAGCAAAAGCTCAAGGTGTAGGTGGTAAACCTACTAATGTTAAAACTTTTGCAGATAATGGTAAATTTATACGAAAAACAAGAAAAAAATTTTCTTTAAAACCTAAATTTGATTTTAGTGAAGTTAATTTAGGAGATGTTAAGCAAAGTTATAAGCGACCTGCTGTTGAAGTTAGAAAAGAAAATAAAAAATTACCTGATGTTTCTGTTGAGCTGTTTAAAGAATACACGGATGTAAAAACACCTTATTATGAAGACAAAAAACAAGCAAAGGGTGTATCTGGCACTATTGGTGGTAGATATGGTAGAGTACGAGGACAAATTGCTAAAGACAATAAGACAGGAAAAATTTCAAGACAATTAAGCATTGAAGGAAGTTTTGATTTTGCAAAGGGAGGGTTTGCAAAGAACTATTATAAGGATATACTTTAGTCATGGAAAAAAATAAAAAATCATCTTTTGGAATGTTGTCAGTCAAAGCTGGTATAGACAACAACCCAAACCCTACTCAGGCAGACAGAATTGCTGGTGCTAAAATGAAAGATAAGACACAAAAAGCAAATAAGGGTAAGCTTATGACAGAAGAAAAAGAAGGCAAAAAAAAATCAAAGCCTGAAGTAAAAGAAAAACCTATTCCAAGAATGGAAGATTTACCACCAAAAAAAGCAATAAATGAGGTTCCTTTTATTAAGATGAAAGACCCTTTTACAGGTAAAGATTTTATTCTTGATACAAGACCAGATAGACCTATGAATATTTTAAAAGACATTGAAAGAAAAAAATATGGTGGCTCTGTGGGTGTAAAAATGGCAAAGGGTGGCTTTAAAAATAAAACACCAATTTATTAAGGTGATGTATGGCAACTTCAGATTCAACTACTTTTGATCTCAATATCGATGATATCATTCAAGAAGCTTATGAAAGATGTGGGAAACGAACTAACAGTGGGTATGATTTAAAATCAGCAAGAAGAAGTCTCAACATTTTATTTAGTGAGTGGGGTAATAGAGGTGTTCACTTATGGAAAGTTGAATTAAAAGAACAAGCTCTTACTAATGGAACAGCAACTTATACAGCACCAACAAATGCAAACGATATATTAGAAGCTTATATAAGCACAACGACAGGCACTACTTCTTCAACCAATGATGTATCTTTAACAAAAATTAGTAGAAGTGAATATGCTGCTTTACCTAATAAAGGTTCAACAGGACAACCTTCACAATATTATGTTGACAGACAAACCACTCCACAAATTACTTTATATCAAACACCCAATGCTTCAACATATACATATTTAAAATACTACTATTTAAAAAGAATTGAGGACGCTGGAGCTTATACTAATACGGCTGATGTAGTATTTAGATTTATTCCGTGCATGGTCGCTGGTTTAGCTTACTATTTGTCTATGAAGTATAATCCACAAGTGGTTCAACAAAATAAACTTATTTATGAAGACGAATTACAAAGAGCATTGGTAGAAGATGGACAAAGAACATCTGTATATATCACACCACAATCTTATTACCCAACTAGATTATAAGGAGAAAGAATGAAAGGATTACGATTAAAAAAAGGTGGAGATGCAAACTTAGAATTTATAAAAGGTGTAAGTCCTGTATTAGCTCAGTCTTACAGTGCTATGTTATCTAATATAAAAGATCCAACAAAACAAGATACTTTTAAAAGAAGAGCAGGACAACAAATTGCAGCTTATAGAAACATGCCTGAAGAACAACAAAAAGCGTTTGTTTCAGAGATGACTACTAAATATTCATCACCAACAAAAGAAACATTTAGTGATATTAATAAAAGTTTAGAGGGTAAATACAGACCAGTTTATCAAGTTGCAGCAACAAGAAAAAGTAAACCTACTGTCGCTAGTGATATTTACAAAGAATTAGGAATGGCTAAAACTGGGGGCATTGCGATAAGAGGTAATAAATTTAAAGGAATTTTCTAATGAAAGGAATGAAATTATACAAAAAAGCCACAGGAGGATATCTGTCAGCACTAGAACAGTCAAAGCCTGAACTATTTGCAACAATAAAAAATTATCGAGATAGATTAAGTGGTGGTGAGCAAGAAACTTTTGATAAAAGAGCTAATATTCAGTATGCAGCTACTATGAATATGCCTAAAAACCAAAGAGATGCTTATATTTCATCAATAGAAAAACAATATTCAAAACCAACAGATACACAATTTCAACAAGTAAAAAGCAGTTTAGGACAAAAGTTCAAACCGACTTATTCTTATATTGCTAGGAACCCTGATAAACCTGCTGCTACGACTGGGTATTATAGAGACTTATCATCGGAAATAAGTGAAGCAGATAAGGCTTTAAAAAATTTAATGATTACTGAAAGTAAAACTAGAAAGGTACCTGAATACACTTACTACAAGGGAGCTAGTGGTACTCCAGGATTAGCAGGAAATAGACCAGGTGTGGCTACAACGACAACAGAAATCCCAAAAGGTTCTATTTATTCTCCAGGAGGAGGAGGAGGAGGTCTGTCAGTTCCTCAACCAGCAGGTTATAGAAGTCCAACAGGGCAATTTTATTCTAAAACTGGAACTAGAAATGTTACAGAATCCTTTACACGTCCTCAAAAAGCAGGTGATGAAGAATATGATAAACAGTTTTCTGCACTTCAAAGACTTCAAAAAAGACATGATAATAGATTTTTGTATCATAACTATCAGCCATCACAAGGTCTCACAGGAGCAAATGTTTATCAAAAAAGTGGGATAAGTAACACACAGACAACCCAACCAAAGCCTTTTGTAAATCCATATGCCTCTTATGGAACACCTTATGGAACTGCAAAAAAAGGAGGAGCTGTTAAAATGAGTAAGGGTGGTAAAGCAGCTATTCGTGGTAAAAGGTTTACAGGAGTATATTAATGGCATATGCAAGTGGTAAATATTCTAAAGCTATTTCAGATAGGTCTGGAATGGAATTTCCTTACACTGAAATGGTTAAAGAGTGGAATGGGTCTCTTGTGCATAAATCGGAATTTGAGTCAAAACATCCACAATTAAGAAGAAGACATATTAAAGGTGATGCCATCGCTTTAATTAATGCAAGACCTCCTAAGAGCGAATCTTCTTCAATTACTGTTAGTTTAGATGCTAATAATTTCTCACCAGATCCTAACAGTTTGGTTCCACCACCGACTCCTGACGAAATTAACAGAAAAAGAAACCTGACAACTTCTGTTGGACAGGTAACAATTAGTGGAACAGATGTGTCTGTTACCTCTTATGCAATCACTGTGACTACTCCAGGAGGAGCGAACAAATATAATATTGATGGTGTTCAGCAAGCCACACTCAGTTTTACAAGAGGGTCTACATATAGATTTTCACAAACAGATAGTAGTAATGGAGGGCATCCACTAAGGTTAAGTGCCACCAGCAATGGAACTCATGCTGGAGGCAGTATATATTCAACAGGCGTAACAGTTGTCGGATCTCCTGGCACTGATGGATATACTCAAATTACAGTAGATGCAGGGGCACCAAGCACTTTATATTATTTTTGTACTGTTCACGGAAATATGGGTGGTCAGGTAAATATAACAGGATAATTTATGGCAATTTCATATTCAAATTTTTTAACACAAGTAAGAAACTACACTGAAGTAGATAGTAATGTATTAAGTGATACTTTGTTAGATCAATTCATTAGAAATGTTGAATTAGATATTGCAGGCAAAGTAGATTATGATGATTTACGAAAGTATGCAACTACATCAACAATAACTGCACAAAGATTTTTAAGTATGCCATCTGATTTAATTTATTTGCGTTCAGTGCAAATTATTAATTCTAATGTAAGAGATTTTCTTGAAAAAAGAGACACTAGTTTTATGTCAGAATATCAATCAAATCCTGTTGAATCTAAAACATTTACTGTGACAGTTGTAAGTGGTAATCCAATAGATCATCCATATTATAATGTAGGTTCAACTAACAAATATGGAATTGATGGCTCAACAGCGACTGCTAATGTAACTTTAAATTTGGCAGAGGGAGGCACTTATAAATTTGATCAATCAGATTCATCAAACGATGGTCATCCACTTAGATTTTCTACAACTCCTAATGGGACACATGGTGGTGGAACTGAATATACACAAGGAGTTACAACCAATGGGGTACCTGGAACCTCTGGAGCTTATACACAAATTACAGTTGCAACAGATGCACCAACTTTATACTATTATTGCACAAATCATTCAGCTATGGGGTGGACAGCTAATACACCATCAGGAACTACAGGAGCACCAAAATATTATGCAAATTGGGATGATCAAAATATTGTTTTAGCTCCAACTCCAGACCAATCATATACAGTACAGATAAATTATATAATTGATCCTCCTCATTTCACTTCAACAAACAATACTTTTTTATCTACTTATCAAGATGCGTTGTTATTGCATGGTGTTTTAAGCGAGTGTTTTTCTTATCTAAAAGGACCCATGGATATGTACAAATTGTATTTAGACAAGTATAATGAAGAGGTTCAAGCATTTGGGTTACAACAAATGGGACAAAGAAGAAGAGGGCAGTATGAAGAAGGAGTGCCTAGAGTGCAAATTCCATCACCCTCGCCTTAAAAAAATGGAGTAATTATGGCAATAACAACTAGTGTAATATGTAATTCTTTTAAAAAAGAACTTTTTGAAGGAACTCACAATTTTAAACAAACTGGTGGTAATTCATTTAAATTATCGCTGTATACAAATAGTGCTGTTTTAGGTAAATCTACAACAAGTTTTACTACAGACGCTCAAGTATCAAACTCAGGTCAATACACCAATGGTGGTGGAGCTTTAGTAAATGGTGGAACATCGTTATCTACCAACACTGCTATTGTTGACTTTGCAGATAGATCATTTACTGGAGTTACTTTGACTGCACGAGGTGCTTTAATTTATAATGACACAGCAACAGGTGACCCTGCTGTTTGTGTACTAGATTTTGGTGGTGATAAAACGGCTACATCTGGAACATTTACAATTCAGTTTCCTGCTTTTACGGCAGGTGCAGCTATTTTAAGAGTTACATAGGTTTTACATGTCCAATGGATGGGGACAACTAACTTGGGGTAATGGACTCTGGGGACAACAAGGCGATCAAATTATATCGCTTTCTGGTTTCGCTCTCACAACTAATTTAGGTGGTTTTACTCAGACAACTGTGGGTGAAGCTACTGGTATCGCTCTTACCTCATCTTTAGGAACAGCAGTAGGTTTTACAGATTTTGTAGCTCAACCAAGTGGATTAAGCTCAACTCTTGGTTTTGGTTCAAT